GGGCGGCACTATGAAGAACTACCAAGACGGCGGCGGTGCAACATCTGCTAATTCTATTTCTAACAGAGATAAAAAGTTTTTAGATAATCTTATAGAAAAAACAAAAGAAGGAAAATCTATTTCTGACAGAGATAAAAAGTTTTTAAATAATCTTTTTGACACATCTCCTAAAACATTTTCAAGGAATTCTATTTCTAACAGAGATAAACAGTTTTTAGAAGATGCGCTAAAGGGAGAAGATAGAAATATGGGAGGCACTATGAAAAATTATAGAGACGGTGGTATAGAAGCGGCAGACAAAGAAGGTAGCCGTTTAAGTATTTCTATGGAAAGACAAGAAGACGCAGGATACTCTCCATCCGAAGCCGACTTTGATCAGCAAAATAGATTAGCTGCAGAAGGTATTATGGAAGTAGGAGCGGAAGTTAAAACTATACAGGGTCATAACTCACGCGATTCATTAGGTGAAACGGAAGGTGTCCGTGGCACAGGAGCGATGGTTAAAGGAACGAAGTTTGACGGAGTCTTTTAGTGGATTCATTGAATTTTGCGTATGCTATTCTTAAAGGAATACAAGAAAGAATAGCATTAACAGAACAGGCCATACTCGCGGGTAATCCTAAAACTATGGAGGACTACCGCCAACTGGCAGGCGAGTTAAAAGGTTTGCAATTTGCAGAGCGTGAAGTTAAAGATGCTCTGGATAGAAACGAGAAAGCAGAAAGTAATTGAAAATTGAAAGGATAACTAATGTCGAAAACACTTTATGTGCCCGACCATGTTGTGAAAGCAACCAAGAAAAAGAAAAATGTCAACGTAGAACCTTTATATAAACCGCAAGATGCTAAAGTTCTTGATCCGAGTTTAATAGAGAAAAACCTTAAAGAAAGACTTCCTCAACCTACTGGGTGGCGTATTTTAGTCATGCCGTATATGGGGAAAGCAACAACAGACTCAGGAATTTATATTCCGGATGCTGTAAGAGAGCGTGAACAATTGGCAACAGTTGTGGCGTACGTACTTAGAGTTGGACCATTAGCGTATAAAGACCCGGTAAAGTTTGGCGGAGATTTTGAGCCTTGGTGCAAAGAAGGCCAGTGGGTTTGTATTGGCCGTTACGCAGGAGCACGTTTTAAAATAGATGGCGGAGAAGTTCGTATTCTTAATGATGACGAAGTGATTGCAACTATTTTAGAACCAGATGATGTTAAACATATTTAAAGGAGTATTAATATGCCCGAAGGACAATTAGAAGTTGGCGAAGCCGAAGAAGAATCCGTAGACATTGATGTGGATCCAAACGCTAAAACGATTAGAAGCGATGCGGAACCAGAGCAACCACCAGAAGTAATTCAAGAAGAAAAAAAAGATGAGCTAGAAGATTATAGTGCAGGTGTTAAAACCCGCATTGATAAACTTACTAAACGTATGCGCGAAGAAGAACGCCAAAAACAATCGGCGGTTGAATTTGCAGAAAACGTTAAAAAAGAAAACGATAACTTAAAATCTCGTTTGCAAAATTTAGATAAAGGTTATCAAGAAGAGTTTGGAGGACGGATTGAATCTCAACTAACAGGAGCTAAACGTGCTTTAAAAGATGCACATGAAGCAGGAGATAGTGACAGGCTTGTAGAAGCGCAAGAAGCTTTAGCTACATTAACTGTAGAAAAATCAAAGTTAAAAAAACCTGTTGAGCAAGTAGATCCAGTACCTCAAGTTCAGCAACAACCTCAACAACAAGCTCAGCAGCAGCAACCACCAGATCCAAAAGCTGAGGCCTGGGCTAACAAAAACGAGTGGTTTGGACATGACGAAGTTATGACATATGCCTCATTTGGCATCCACAGGCGTTTAATTGAAGACGAAGGGTTTGACCCACAAAGTCAAGAGTACTATGCTGAACTCGATAAAAGATTAGCGTCTGAGTTTCCACATAAGTTAGGAACCCAGGCTACTAACGGAGGAAGTCGTAAAGTTGCGTCCGCTGAGACTTCCAAATCCCGCAATAAAGGTGGACGAAAAACTGTGCGGTTGTCGCCTTCACAAGTAGCTATAGCCAAAAAGCTGGGCGTACCGTTAGAAGAATACGCAAAATATGTGAAGGAGTAAGAAAATGACAAACGAAAAAATGGAGAACACAACTCCCCAAAGTAATACGAGAACAGCACGTGCTCAAGAAACTCGCGAAAAGAATGCACGCAGAGGGCCCTGGAAGCCACCATCAGCTTTAGAAGCGCCGGAACCACCTGAAGGTTATGTTCATAGGTGGATTCGAGCAGAAGTTATGGGTTTTGACGATCGTAAAAATGTTTCAGCTATGTCACGAGAAGGTTGGGAATTAGTACGAGGAGACGAATACCCAGATTTTGATGCTCCAACAATAGACGACGGCAAACATGCCGGAGTTATAGGAGTAGGTGGATTATTACTTGGCAGGTTGCCTATCGAAATCGCAGAACAGCGAGATAACTATTATCGGGCACGAACCCGCGATCAAATGGCAGCTGTTGACAATGAGTTAGCTCGTTCTCAGCATCCTGCAATGGCTATTCATAAGCCAGAAAGAGAAACTCGTGTAACATTTGGAGGTTCTCGCAAGAGTGAGGACTAATTTTTTTAACCGTATTATAGAAGAGGATATACTATAATGGCAAATATTAATGGAGCTTTTGGACTTAGACCTTTAAAAATGCTTGGTCAAGGTGCAAATACTACAGGTGCCACGGAATATAGAATCGCCTATGACAATTCAAACGTACTATACAGAGGACAACCCGTTATTCCTACAGCTGCTGGAGTCATTGATGACTTAGAAGCAGCTACAGGTGGAACAGTCTCTATAGTAGGTGTGTTTTGGGGGTGTGAATATGTTTCTAGCACAACAGGTAAAACAACCTGGAGTAATTATTGGCCTGGATCTGGAGCGGATAGTAACCACCCAGTAAAGGCTTTCGTGTACGACGATCCTAATCAACTGTTTGTGGTAGCAACTGGTAATAACACTGGTGCTGCAACAGAAGCTTTAGTAAGAGCTGATGTTTTTGCTAATGTGCAACTGGCAAGTGGTAACAGTGGTTCTACAACTACTGGTATTTCTTCAGCTACAGCTAATTTAAGCACAGCAGCAGCAACCGCATCTTTTCCTTTACGTATTGTAGGTGTTGAAGATGATCCTGCAAATGCAGATTTTACTGCTATAGGAATTGGATTAGTTGTACGTCTTAATAACCACTTTAATGCACCGACCGGCTCTATAGCCCAAGGTACACCATCAACAACCGGAGTATAGGAAGGATTGAAACATGGCAATATCTAGAGCACAGCTCGCCAAAGAGCTAGAACCTGGACTCAACGCCCTTTTTGGTCTTGAGTATAACAGGTATGAAAACGAAGCGGCAGAAATCTTTGATACAGAATCATCAGAAAGAGCATTCGAAGAAGAAGTAATGCTATCTGGTTTTGGCGCAGCACCCGTTAAAAGCGAGGGTGGTGCAGTATCATTTGACGATGCACAAGAAGCTTATACTGCAAGGTATAATAACGAAACAATTGCATTAGCTTTCTCAATAACAGAAGAAGCGATCGAAGATAATCTTTATGATCGTCTAGCTTCTCGTTATACAAAAGCTTTAGCAAGAAGTATGGCACACACTAAACAGGTTAAAGGTGCAACTATATTAAACGATGCTTTCACAGCTACTATAACAGGTGGTGATGGTGTAAGTTTAGTTAATACATCTCACCCATTGGTAACTGGTAGTACATTTGCTAATAGACCTGTAACAGCTGCTGACCTTAACGAAACCAGTCTTGAAAATGCTTTAATAGACATAGGCGGTTACGTTGACGAACGTGGTTTAAAAGTGTCCGTACAAGGTACTAAATTGATAGTTCCATCCAACTTACAGTTCGTAGCTGATAGACTTCTTGAGTCTACATTACGTCCTGGGACTGCTGATAACGATGTTAACGCTACGAGAAACATGGGAATGCTTCCACAGGGTTACACAGTTAATCACTTCTTAAACGATGCAAACGCATGGTTTATTAAGACAGACGCTCCTCGTGGATTTATTCACTTTGAACGTTTAAGCATGTCTACTAAGATGGAAGGCGATTTCGATACAGGCAACGTAAGATTTAAAGCCCGTGAGCGTTACAGCTACGGTTACTCAGATCCACGTTGTGTTTATGGATCTCCAGGAACATCATAAGACGAATTGAATGGGGGGAACGTTCCCCCCATTTTCTAGGGAATATATAATTTTTAGCGACTGTCCTAGCAGATACTCATAAGACGCTAAAAGCAAACCCTTTATGAGGAGGTAAATATGGCTAACACAACTTTTGCAAGTAATGTTCGTTCAAATGGCGGTGACAATAAAAGAGAAACTTATTGTGGCGGCATGATGATGATGGCTCAATTTTATTTAGTACCAACTGTAGCAGCAGGTCAGGATGTTCAAGTATCAGCAACCGATACAAGAAAAGTAGTTCTTCCTAAAAATGCAGTAGTATTAGGTATTAGTTTTAATGGTGACGCAACTGGCGGAACTAACCCTACATTAGATATGGGTTATACTGACTATGATGGTGGCACAACTTTTGTTAACACAGATGGATATTTAGATGCGGCAGACGCAGACTCAGGAGCAGTACTAACTGTCTGGGGCGGTGATAGCACTGCTGGTGTTGACTTAGGAGATGTAGGCGTACCAGCTACAGAAAGAATTAAAGTTGTAGGTGGACACGGTGGTTCTGCTCCTACTGGAGGAACAATCACAGGCGTTATTTACTATTATGTAAAAGACGACGGTAAAGAGTCTACTTAATTAATTAATGGAGCTTCTTCGGAAGCTCCTTTTTTAGGAGATAAATCATGGCTGATGTAAACACCAATACAATCATTATGGATGGCCCTCAGAAGTTTGTAGCTTCTTTTGTTCACACATATGTTGATACCGGTGAAAGTACACCTGTTAAAAAAATAGATGTTTCAACACTTTCTAAAAATCCTGTCAATGGAAATGATTGCATAGGAGTACGCATAAATAAAATTTGGTATTCTAATATAGGCTTAAATGTTATTATTAATTGGTTTGCTACAACGCAAGTCATGGCAATTCAACTTCCAGAAAATTACAGCGACAACTTAGAATTTTCTAGTTTTAGCGGACTTCCTAATCCTACTACTTTTGGTACAGGCGGAGCTAATGGCGATGTATATTTTGGAACAAAAAATGAAGCTGCTAATGATTCCTATACTATTATATTAGAATGCATTAAGATTTACGGTAATACATAGGAGGTTTTTATGGCAACTTTTAATTCTGTAGCTAACGTTTCGGCAAGAAATGAAAAGAAAAAGAAATTAAATCTTGGTGACACAGCATATGTGTATATGTCTGGTGGAGTTCATTCTCCTGACGCACGTCCTAAAAAGAAATATAAAAGAGGCGGTGCCGGACTTTATGCCAATATTCATGCTAAAAGGCAAAGAATTGCTAGTGGATCAGGAGAAACAATGCGTAAACCAGGGGAAGATGGAGCTCCTGCAAAAGGTATTTTTAAAAAAATAGCGGAAGGATAAATGCATGGCTACTTCAGGAACTGTAGATTTTAATTTAAGTATAACAGAAATTATTGAAGAAGCTTATGAACGTTGTGGTTTAGAATTACGTACAGGTTATGATTCTAAAACAGCGCGTCGTTCTTTAAATCTTTTATTTTCTGATTGGGCTAATCGTGGCTTAAATCTCTGGGTTGTGGAAGAAGAAACTCAAAGTATGGCACAGCTTTCTACAACCTCTGCTATTTCAGAGTATCCTTTAGGAGTTATTACTTTAACCGTAGCGGCTTCGGCTAATTTAACTATTGGCGAAACAATTACAGGAACTGTAAGCGGAGCAACGGCTAAAATTATTACTAAACCTACAGCAACTACCGTTACAATTACTGTTCCCGTAGGAACTTTTGTGGTAACAGATAATGTTACAGGAACTACAAGTGGAACTACGACAGGAGTAACAGCTGTACCTAGCTTATCTGATACACAAGCTACGGTAGATATTTTAGAAGCGGTTATACGTAGGGATGGTTCTGATATATCAATAGGAAGAATAAGCCGAGGAGATTATCTTGCTATTCCTGATAAAACATCCCAGGGAAGACCTACTCAATTTTATATAGACAGGCAAATAACTCCTACAATTACAGTTTGGCCTGCTCCTAATAACTCAACAGATCAATTAATTTATTATCGTGTAAAACGTATAGAGAATGTAGGTACGGCGCAAAATACTCCTGATGTTCCTTTTCGTTTTTTACCGTGTTTAGTTGCAGGACTTTCTTATTATTTAGCTGTTAAACGTGCTCCTCAAAGAATAGGACTTTTAAAACAAATGTATGACGAAGAGTGGCAACGAGCAGCTTCTGAAGATAGTGAAAGAGTTGCTTTACGTTTAGTACCAACACAACAGTCATTAAGGATTTAAAATGCCTCGTTTTGCTAGTAATAAATATGCTAAAGGAATTTCAGACAGGTCTGGAAGAGAATATCCTCTTAAAACCATGATTTTAGAGTGGAATGGGTTACTTGTAGGACCTGATGAGTTTGAGGCTAAACAACCTCAACTTACTCCTCCACGTATTCAACCTGATCCGCAAGCTTTACGTATTAGTCGTCCGGCTCGAACAGAACCTCCTGTAGAAGTATTATTAGGATTTAATCCTTTTCGTTCTGGGACTGCTGGTTCTACTACGATTACTATTACACAACCAGGACATGGTTTTTCTACGGGTGATATAACACGATTTCGTAAGTCAGCACCTTTTGATGGTTTTTCTACTAGCATGATTGAGACATCCAGTGGTTTTGCGGTTACGGTAGTAACAAGTAGCACGTATACAATTACAGCAACAGGAGGAGAAACAGCTACCTCCGGAGACACGTTAGGCGGAGGCGGTGACGTTTCGTCTGGCCCTGTTATAGTGGAGGCATAATGGCATTTACATACACAACATTAAAAACAGCAATTCAAGATTACACACAAAACGAAGAAACAACTTTTGTAAACCAACTTAATACTTTTATAGTAAATGCAGAAGAACGTATTTTAAAAGAAGTACAGTTATCTGTGTTTAGAAAAAACTCAGAAGGGTCTACAAGTGCAGGTAATCAATTTTTATCAAAACCTACAGACTTTTTAGCGCCTTTTTCTTTAAGTGTAAAAAATGGTTCTAACGTAGAGTTTTTGCTTTATAAACAAGTAACTTTTTTACAAGATTATAACCCAGATAGTACCTCTACAGGTATGCCAGGGTATTATGCCGATTGGAATGACACAACATTTTTACTGTCACCTCCTCCTACAGGAGCTTATGACATGCAATTGCATTATTTTTATCGTCCTGACTCTATAACTACAGTTGCTAGTGGGGAAACGTGGCTAGGAACTAATGCTTCTTTAGCTTTATTATATGGTTCTTTAGTTGAAGCGTATACTTTTATGAAAGGTGAGGACAATTTACTAAAACTTTATAACGATCGTTACATGGAAGCTCTTAATTGGCTTAAAAACCTTGGTGAAGGAGAAAACACTAGAGATTCTTATCGTTATGATGACTTACGAAGGGATGTTCAGTAATGATGCAAGCAGATGGAAGTGGTGATATTGGCAGTGTAACGGTTATGACTTCAGATAATGGAGGACACAGTCCGGAACAAATAGCTGAACTAGCTTTAAATAAGATAATGATTGTAAGTGATACAGCCCCACCTGTCATACGGGATCAAGCTATTGCTCATAGAGAAAAGTTGAGAGAAATTCTTATTTATTATATGAATAAGATGGCGCAAAGTGAAAGAACAACTCTTTGGGCAATGTTTAACAAACAAGGTCATGGTGATATGGCCAAAATTATAAGGAGTTTATAAAATGGCCATAGTACAAGCAATGACCGGTAGTTACAAAAAAGAAATAACCGCAGGTATACATTACTGGACAAGTCATTCGCGCACAGGATCTTCAGTAATTAATGCAGATACTTATTATATTGCAATGTTTACATCTAGTAGAACGGATGCTAACCAAGATTTAACAGGTTATACAGCCACTAATGAAGTTACAGACAGCGGTGGCGTTTATGCAGCCGGTGGATTAGCTTTAGGAAGCGTTACATTAGGATTAGCTGATAATTCAGGCGGAACAGCAACAGCTTTTTTAGACTTTGCTGATACAACCTGGGCTTCTTCTACTATAAGTAATGCACGATGTGCACTTATTTACAATTACACGTTGTCTACAGCAGGAACAGGCGGAACAACTACTCATGCTGCTAAACCTTCTGTTTGTGTATTAGATTTTGGAGGTAATAAATCTTCAAGTAGTGGAGATTTTACTATTCAGTATCCAACAAATGATGCAAATAACGCGGTAATTAGAATAGCATAGAATGTCAACAGTTACCTATACTGTTACCGTTGTCAGTACTGGTAGTGGTAACAAATACTTTATTAATGGTAACCAACAATCTTCTTTAAATTTATTTGAAGGGATTACGTACAAGTTTGACCAATCAGCGGGTTCTAATTCCAGTCATCCTTTGCGTTTTTCAACTACTTCTGATGGAACACATAGCGGAGGCTCTGAATATACTACTAATGTAACAACTTCAGGTACACCAGGAAGTTCAGGAGCCTACACACAAATAGTAATTGGAGGATCGACTCCTAATTTATACTATTACTGTACAAATCACTCAGGAATGGGCGGAATTGCAACGACTGAAGGTACTTTAAATGCTGGTTGGGGTCGTTTAACATGGGGAAGTGGCCCTTGGAGTGAAGAATTCTTACCTGTAACAGTTTCTGCAAGTAGTGTAAGCGCAGCCAGTGTTATTGGTAGTCCTACTATTACGGCAGCGCAATCTATAACAGTTTCTGTAACAGGTGTTACAGCAGATGTATTTCCTGAAGGAGGTTGGGGACGTTCTACATGGGGTAGTGGAGGTTGGAGTACGCCTGTAGGTGTGACTGTAATTCAAGGTTCAGGAACGTCTGTCAGTGCTACCGCTTTATTGATGTCTAGTTCTATTTCTAGTGTAACAACTATTGAAGGTGGCGGAATTACAGTAGGTGTCAGTTCTGGAGTAGAGGCCGTAGGACAAACAGGAGCAGCTTTTGTTAGACAAGAATTAGTAACGGTTACAGGCGTAAGTGCTGCAGCCACAGTATCTAGTGTTCAAACTGGTTTAGGTTTTGGAGTTACTCCTGTTACAGCAGCGCCAGGTATAGGATCTGTAAGTATAACCCAGGGAACAGGTATTTCTGTAACCGCAACGTCAGTAAGTGCTGCATCTACAGTATCTAGTGTTACTACTACGGCAGGAACAGGAATAACAACTACGGTATCTAGTGTTCTTACAACATCCCATATTGGCAATGTTAACGTTCCTGATGTATTAATAAGTGTATTAGGAGTAAGTGCGCAAGGATTAGTAGGTACGCCAACAGTTTGGTCGGAAATAATTCCAGGTCAAAATGCTGGTTGGACAGAAATAACCGATACGCAATCTCCAGGTTGGACAGAAATAGCAGCATAGGAGAATAAAATGGCTTCAACATTTTCAACAAATTACGGTATTGAAAAAATTACCACAGGAGAACAGTCTGGTACCTGGGGAAACACAACAAATTATAATGTAGATATATTAGATAGAATAGCGTCTTATGTTTCAGTAGCATTATCTGATGCTTCTACAGCTACTTTAACGGTAAGAGCAGGTTCTCCTACTGATGGAGCTAATAATGTTCAAAATGGTATGTATAGAGTTATTAAATTTACAGGAACGTTAAGTCAAAACTGTACAATAACTATAGCGCCAGCTACAACAACAGCGTTTTTTATGATTCAAAATGCTACTACTGGTGGTTATAGTGTTCTTATGTCTCAAGGAAGTGGGGCAGCAAAAGTAACAGTAGCTAGTACCAAAGCGCAAATAATATATGCAGATGGTAGTGACGAAGTAATTTCTATTTCCGATAAGTTAGATATGGAAAATTTTGATAACATTTCTATTTCTGGCAACACTATTTCAAGTACAAATACTAATGGTGACATTAATATTGCTCCAAATGGTACAGGTGATGTAGTTTTAGATACAGATTTAACTAAATTAGGCGGAGGTTCTGAAGCAGGAGTTATTTCTTCTAATGGAGCTTATGATTTAACATTAGAAACTAATAGTGGAACAAACTCTGGCCTTATAACTATTACAGATGGCGTAAATGGAAATATTTCTTTAGCTCCTAACGGAACAGGAGAAATATCAGTAGGAAGTGGCGCGGCTTCAGGTAAAATATCATCTAGTGGAGCTTTTGATCTTGAATTGGACACTAACGGCGGGACAAATTCTGGAAGCATTAAAATTACAGATGCAGCAGATGGAGCTATTACTTTAGCACCAAACGGAACAGGTGAAGTAACTATAGGAAGTGGCGCGGCTTCTGGTAAAATTACCTCAAATGGAGCTTATGACCTTGAATTAGACACTAATAGCGGGACAAATTCAGGCTCAATAAAAATTACAGATGGAGCTAATGGCGATATTACTATAGCAACCAATGGAACAGGTGCTGTTGACCTTTCGGATGATGTAGTAAAACAAGCACAAATGAAAGATTATGCAGAAACCGTTTATGCTAATGGTTCTAAAACAGGAGCATTTGATTTAGATTTAACAAATGGTAATGTTCAATCATTTACTGTAGGTAGCGGAACATTTAATGTGGGAATTACAAACTCTTTAGCAAGTCAATCTAATTCTTTAACTCTTATTATTACAAATGGTGGTGCTGGTACAGTTACATTTAAAGCAGGAGCTCATGGAGGTGGAGGAAACTCTGCTAAATGGGCAGGAGGCACTGCACCTACGTTAACAACTTCTGGGGTCGATGTATTAACTTTTACAACTTTTGATGGCGGATCTAATTTTTATGGATTTGCTGCAGGATTGGCGATGGCATAATGAGTTTAGGAGCTAACAAACAAGCATTAATGGGTGCTGCTGGTTCAGGTGGTGCAGCTGACGACTTTTATACACATCAAATAGCTAATAGTTGTAGGTTTGGTGTTGTAAATTCATATTTAACTAGAGCTATTTCTGGTGTTACAGATAACACACAAAACACTATTAGTTTTTGGGTAAAAAGAAGTAAAATATCAGGAGCGCCTGCTAGCAGTAGACAACCAGTTATGGGTAATAGTGGTGGTGCAGGGCAACTTGAATTTTTAGATGCTGATACATTTCGTTATGCTTCTTATGGTACTTTAGAAAGTAACGTACAACTTTTTAGAGATACTTCAGCTTGGTATCATTTCTATATTTATAGAAGTACATCTAATGGTGGAGGTGCAATATATGTAAATGGAGTACAAGTTAGTCTTACTACTAATACAGCAGGTTCAGCAGGTATTTTTCAAAATGGGCAGTCTTTACAAATAGGAGCGTCTAATAATGGCAGTGTTGTATTTGATGGATATATAGCAGATGTATATGGTATCTACGATCAAAATATAGCACATACTGAATTTGGAGAATTTAAAAATGGAGTTTGGATTCCTAAAGATGCAGCTTCTGCTATTACTTTTGGTTCACACGATTTTCACCTTAAATTTGAATCAAGTGGTGATTTAGGTAATGATTCATCAGGCAACAATAATGACTTTACTGTAACAAATGTATCAACACATGATCAAATGAAAGACTCTCCAACCTTTGGAAGTAGTTCTACGGGTAATTGTTGTACTTTAAGTCCTTTAACTAACCAAAGTGGTCTTACTATTACTGAAAACAACTTAAAAATGAGTCGTAGTTCAGCAGGAAATGTTGGAATTCCTACAACTATGGGTGCTTCTACTGGAAAATATTATTTTGAAGTATATTGGAACAATGACACACAAGTTGGAAATTATGTGTGGGGTTTTGTTGAGCCAGATAGTTCAATATTTGGTTCTAATGCTGCTATAGAAGTTCCTGCCACATACTCATTACGTAATAATTCTGGTAATACTTATTTAAATGGTTCTATTGTTACTATGAATGGCACAGATCCCACTACAGGAACAATTATAGGAGTGGCAATAGATTTCGATAATGGTAAAATATTTTATGGTCAAGATGGAGGCTCTGGTTCCAGAGCTATGAATTGGAATAATTCAAGTACAGGTACAGGTGTTCCTCAATCTGGAACAAATCCTGCTCAAACATTTACTGCTGGTAGTATCACTCTTATTCCTGCTTTTAGTATATCTTCTATAGGTGATACTAATTGGATACTAAATTTTGGTCAGTCATCTGCTTTTTCTGGAGCTCTCACCAGTCAAGGAAATACAGATGGTAATGGTCAAGGAGATTTTTATTATTCTCCACCTACAGGATTTACAGGTTGGACAACTGGGGGATTAACGATATCAGATGAAATAAATCCAGCTGAAACTGACGACAATTTTCCACAGAAACTTTTTGGCATACTAAAATATACTGGCAATGGTTCACAAAGAACTATATCAACAGCTTTTCAATTTGATTGGTTATGGAGCAGGTCTTCAGTACAAGGACAAAACTGGTATAATTTTGATACAAATAGAGGTATATTTGGCTCAAACAATTATTATCTTAAAATAGACGCTGATGATGCAGAAGCCGATTTACCACAAGATAATTATATATCTCAAACAGCATCAGGTTCAGATGCAGGAGGATATGTTTTAAGTAATGGTAGTTGGTTTAATTCAGGTAGTCATACTCAAATAAATTGGTTTTGGCGAGCTAATGGTGGCTCAACATCAAGTGATGCTAGTGGAGATATTACTTCTGTAGGACAAAAAGACCCTTCTGGTTGTTTTTCTATAGTTACTTATACAGGTAGTGGAACACAAGCTCAAACTATAGCTCATCATTTAGACCAAGCTCCTATAGCATTTATAGCTAAAAAAAGAAATGGTGCTAATAATTGGATGTTTACAGCAGGCACATCATATATGAACGACCGTTATGCATATTTAGATAGTCTTGGTGCGGCACAAGGAGGACTTTATGGTGGAGGAAGAAGTTTTTCAGCTAATGCAGGTTCTTCTTTAATGGCATTAGAAGCTGCAGGTGAAATGAATGGTAGTGGTAGCACTTATGTGGGATATTTTTTCTCAAATTGTGAAGGCTATATTAAAATAGGAGAATATGATGGAAATGGAACTACAGGTGATGGTACATTTGTCTATACTGGATTCAGACCTGCTATGGTAATTACTAAAATGTTAGACGGAGGTGCAGAATGGTCCGTTTATGATGATGTAAGAGATACTTATAATGTAAGCGAGCATCTTTTACAATTGGATTTAAGTGATGCAGAAAGAACAGATTTAGATGAAATAGATATACTGAGTAATGGTTTTAAGTGTCAAAGTAATGGTGGTAGAACGAATCAAAGTAGTAAAAAATATATATTCTTAGCCTTCGCAAAAAATCCCTTTAAATATAGTGTGGCTAGGTGATTAATTAACAAAGGAGAACAACAATGTGGGCTTTAGTAAACGACTCAAATAATGTAACGAATATTTACGGGACTTTTCCTTCAAAAATTACTATAAACAATAGACATTATGATAAAGCAGAGTTAAATGCGATGTCTGATTCTGATAAATTAGCATTAAAAATATATCCTGTTACAGCAGCAGCGAAATTAGATGATAAATATTATGTTTCTAATGATCCTACTTATGCAGTTGATGGAAATAAAGTAGTTGAAACAATAACTAAATCTGCGGATAAGAAACTAGCTGACGAAGATGCTAAAGATGAAGAAGGCAATCAATTATTTGAATTAGATGGTACAACAAAAATTATTAATTATGGTTTAAAAACACAAGCTAAAAACAAAGCAACCACACAAGCTAATGGATTACTGCAAGGTTTTGATTGGTTAATCCAACGTAAAGTTACAGCAGAAATAGCTATTCCTTCAGCCGTAGTAACATATATGGCAGCAATTAGAACGGATCATGGCAATATTTGTACAGCAATAGATGGAGCATCTGATATGGCAGCATTTATTGCATTGCACAATGACACATATAAAGGTGATGGCACAGTAGATGTTGTGGCTAGAGTAAATCGTTGGACAACAGATGCTAATGTAAAAGCTTATAGGAGATAACTTATGGCTCTGTGGTATGTAAGAATATTTGAAAAAATATTTGGAGCACGTTGTAAATGTGGTCCTGTAATGACTCCTAAACGTAAAAGAGGTCGTCCTAAAAAAACTAATGTAGGGAGTTAACTATGCCTTTAGCGCGAATAGTATTTAAACCAGGCGTTAACCGAGAAACAACTTCTTACGGCAGTGAAAACGGATGGTATGATTCTGATCTTATTAGATTTCGTAAAGGTCGCCCAGAAAAGATGGGCGGTTGGTCACGATTAAGCAGTACAGCTTTTCAAGGAACAGGCCGTTCTTTACATGTGTGGGCAGCATTAGATAATTCTCAATTTATGGGTCTGGGCACAGAATTTAAATTTTATATAGAACAAGGTGGTGGTTATAATGATATTACACCTATTCGTAAAACCGTTGCATTAGGAACAAATCCTTTTTATAGCACGGCAGGTAACGGTATAATTACAGTTACAGATATAGCGCATGGTGCAGTGGTTAATGACTTTGTAACGTTTAGTGGAGCAACTACTTTTGATGGTTTAACAACTGGTGATTTAAATAAAGAACAACAAATTACCCAGATTATAGACGCTAACTCATATAAAGTGAATACTGGAGGTACAGCAAGTAGTGGTGCAGCCGGTGGCGGCGCTTCTGTTTCTGCGGAATATCAAATTAATACTGGATTAAACACAGTAGTATCCGGAACAGGTTTTGGAGCTGGGTTTTGGGGAGGAATAACATCTAGTTATTCTGCTACTACTTTAGCTTCAGGTATTTCTGACTCGGTTACAAACATTCCTTTAACAAATGCTACTTATTTCGAAGAAGCCTCTACAACGTTAAGTGCTAATATAACAACGTTTAGTTCTTCTGTTCCTGTAAGTAATGGATCTGTACTACCTGCAGCAGGAACTATTAAAATTAATAGTGAGTATATTCGTTATGGAACTAAAAGCGGAAATACTTTAGGAGACTTAACTAGAAATTCCGATGGTTCTACTATTGCAGGACACACAAGTGGAGATGCTGTTACTTTTGTAGGATTAATTAATATAGAAGATGAATTAATTCTTTATACAGGAAAAACAGGAAATAATTTAGATGCTGGAGTAGTACGTGGAGTTAGAAGTACAACAGCTGTTTCTCATACAAGCGGACAAGTTGTAAGAGAAGCTAATGATTTTATAGGATGGGGAGATCCTGCAACAACTACGGCTTCTACAGGACAAAACATTAGGTTGTGGTCGCAAGATAATTGGGGAGAAGATTTAGCTTTTAGTGTATACGATGGTACGCCTTATTATTGGAATAAAACTCTAGGTTTAACAGCAAGAGCTGTTTCATTAGCTTCGCAAACAGGTGCTTCTGATTGCCCTACTATAACCAGACGTATAATGGTATCTGGTGCGGACAGACATTTAATAGCTTTTGCTTGTAATCCTCTAGGCGAAACACAACAAGATTTATTACAAGTGCGTTGGTCTTCTCAAGAAGCACCGTTTGATTGGACACCTACAGCCATTAATACAGCAGGAGCCCAACGAATATCTTCTGGTTCTGAAATAATATCTGCGCAAAAAACTAGGCAAGAAATATTAATTTGGACTGATGCAAACTTACACGCTATGCGATTTGTAGGGCCACCATTAACATTTGGTTTTACATTACTAGCGAGTAACGTATCTATAGTAGGCCCTAATGCGGTGACTACTGTAGGCGATCGTGTATTCTGGATGGACAGAGAAAACTTCTATGCATACACAGGGCGAATAGAGATTATTCCGTGCACAGTATTACGGTATGTTTTTGACGATATTAACCTTAGTCAAAGTTTTAAGTTTTTTGCAGCATCTAACCGTATGTTTGACGAAGTGTTTTGGTTTTATGTGTCTTCTGGGTCAACAGAAATAGATCGTTACGCTAAATATAATTATACGGAAGGAACTTGGGACATAGGGTCAATGGTTCGTACGGCTTGGGTAGATTACAGTATTCATGATAATCCAAGAGCCGCAGGCACAGCAAATGGTAATGAATATATTTATATACAAGAAACCGGAACGGATGCCGATGGAGAAGCTATGGGTTCTTATATTCAATCTGCTGATTTTGATTTAGGAGATGGTAATGAGTTTATGTTTATTAATAGACTTATTCCAGACGTTGATTTAACAGGAACCAGTCCTACTGTAGATTATGTTGTAAAGACGCGTAATTTTCCAGGAAGTGCTTTAAGTACAAATTCTACTAATGCTGTAACACCAACTACCGATCAAAATTTTTTACGAGCTCGTTCTCGTCAAGCAGTTATTCGTATACAAAGCACGACAACCGATGTAGCATGGACATTAGGTGACTTACGATTAGATATACGACCAGATGGGAGACGTTAATGCCTTTTAAATCAAAGAAACAAGAAACGTATTTAAAGATTAACGAGCCTAAAGTTTATAAAAAATGGAAAAGAGATTATAAGAACGGCGGAGTAAATCTTCAAAACCCTTTCTTTTTTAAAAAAGAAAAAAGTCCAGTTGAGAATAATAATAAAATTACGAACGTTGAACCGACGGCAGAAAAAAGTACAACAGTTAATTTTTTAGGAGAAGATATTAGAATTAGCGATTTATCAGACGATTTTGGAAAATCTTATAGGGCGGAAGCAGGTAAAAATACAATTAACGTAAAAAACCCTAACTACAGTGATGCGTCGATTTTATTTGAAAGAGAATTAGAGATTGACCCGGATAATAAAATATATATTAACCACGAACAAAGGGAAAAAGGAAAAAATAAGTCAACAATAACTCTAAACCCTTCAAAAAATAACTTATCAAATTTATTACCTGTTAAAAAATCAAATTTAAGTGCTGGACTAGCTACTGATTGGAAAAAAGATGACACAGGGTATGCAGAAGGAAATATTGACACAAGTCTAGGAAATATAGGATTAAATTTAAAGACCGATTTTATGAAAGATGAAACAGGACAAATTGTTTATAAAACGCCAAAAGGAAACTTAGAGGCAACCGGTTTTACAGATTTTAAAGATCTTCAATCCGCAATCATTAAAGCAAAAAGAGGCGATATAGAAGTAGATGTAGACACTAATTTTGACGACAAAAATTTAAAAGTTAGTTATAATAGAGGCGAAGACGACATAATAAAAAAAATGATTGCTGCTTTTAGAAATAAAATTGAAAAGCCTGTTAACAAACAAGGTTGGAGCGGCGAGTACCGTACTGATTTTGAAGGGGATGAAAAGGTAGAAGTAGATTACACCACAGGACCTGTTAAAGTTACAGGAGAAACTAATTTTGGCGGAGATGATTCCAGACAAAAAATTACTGTTGAAGTTATGAAAGGGCCTATTGATATTACAGGAGAAACTAATTTCGATGGTTTTGAAAGTTTAGGGGTAAAGTATAGCAGAGACAATCTTAATCTTAGTGCAAAAACTAATTTTGAAGGAAAACCTCGAGTTAGCGCACGTTATAATAGCAATAATTTTAATATAGGCGCAGATAGTGATCTTAGTGGAAATAATTCTATAATGTTTAATGCAAAAATACCACTAGGAAGATCTAGAGGCGGTACGACACGAAGATTTAACAAAGGCGGTATGAATGGATGTCCTATGGACGGAGCGGTAATGAAAGGTGGCACAAAGATTAAGCCTGATCGTTATAAACATGGAAAGAAGAAAGTTTAATGGCACGTTTATTAAACAGTAGTTTTGCAGATGCACCTGAACCTTATGACTCTATTGCGTGGCAGAGAATATTAAGAGATATTGAAATGGCGTTAACATCTAAAGAGATGCCTGAAGTTATAGAAGGACAAGATGATTCCCGTTCAGTAGTTTGGTTTATGGAATAAAATGGCAAATGCGTTTAAAAATATCGTTACAATACCGTCTGGCACGTCAGATACCATAATATATACATGCCCAACAGCAACTCAGGCTATTGTAAAAGTTATAAATGTGTATAATAGTCATAGTGGGAGTGTTGTTGTTTTAAGAAAAATAACAGATGCTTCGGCTTCGAAGACAGCTATTATTGACTCACAAACATTAGCTGCTTCGGCAAATTCGTCCCTCACAGGTCCTTTTGTGTTAGAGGAAAGTGATACGCTTCTAGTAAATTGTGCAACCGGAAACGTTATAAATGTTTTCGCAAGTGTTTTGGAGGTATCATAAATGCAGACTCAAACACCTAAGTACCAAGGAGATCCTTCTATTAAGGCTCTTGCTAATGGACTAGGAACTTTAGGACGGTACGGCGATGAATATATGGTTCACGCTGCTCATGGAGAAACCGTAGTTCCAGCCGAAATATTAGAAGCTAATCCCGAATTAAAACAACAATTATTTCAACAAATGCGTTTGATGGGTATTAAAAACCCTAATCGTTACGTTGTAGGAAATTCTTTAAACTCTATTAACCCTTTAACAGGGCAACCAGAGTTTTTCTTTAAAAAAATATTTAAAGCTATCCGTAGAGTTGTAAAAAAGATAGCCCCTATTGTTGTTCCTATAATAGGTAACATGATAGCCCCCGGTATTGGTGGCCCCGTTGCTTCCGCTTTATATTCTAAAGCTACAGGAGGATCGTGGGGCGACGCTTTAAAAAGTGCCGCGTTATCGTACGGAGCTTCTGCATTAGGCAGTGGCGTAAAAGGTATTATGAATACAGGGACTTCAGCAGGATTCTTTCAAGGTTTAAAAGATGGAGCTTTAGCACCATTTAATGCCGCAAGTAATTTATTTACTAGCGGAGCAAAT